ATCAACAGAATCTCTAGGTTCTGAAGAAACTGTTATATTAGGAATATTTGGAGTAATCTCTTGCCTAGAAGTAGATGGAAATGAAGGTTGCCCGCTACTAGGGTTTACTGGATTTGTTGGATTGCAATTTTCTTGTGACATACTATTATGTATTTAATGATTTAGGATCATATATTAAAATGCCACCATCCGTTCTTACTGGTGGTGATTCTTTATATGGTCTATAGTTTTTTAATAGATAATCTTTTGATGTGCTTAATACTGGTTTTATGTTTCCTGCCTTACTTATTCCACTTTCATTTGTGACTCCACATTTAAATTTGTTTCCCATTAAGGATGCAAACATAAACCAACCATCATCCCATAAACCGCCTTTAGATCTTGGCAGTTTTCTATAATCTTGCAAAGTTTTATTTAAACGAGATTTGTCATTTATCGCAAGAATGTTTGTGTCAACTTGATTTTTATATTCTTCTGTTGGATAATTGGAGGCATTATCATCTTCTATTTGCACACCGTGATCGTTCCCCTCTTTTGCGCACCCTTCTGGGATTTCTATTTTTTTAATTTTTCTTGGGTATTTTTGTAAATCTTCTTCCGTTCTTCTATCTCTGAATCCCTCACCAAACTGCTCAAAAACTCTTCCTCCAAATGTTTCGGGGGTTGCATTATCTTGAGTTGCATCGGTTTGTTTATTTTTATTTTCTGGTATTTTATTAAATCCTGGAATAGAACCCATTATAACTGGTTGTTGTGCGTGCTTACCATCTTTAAAAAACCCAAATACCCAAGCACCATCAACTAGCCCATTAGGGCTAGAACCCATTCCTGAAGTTCCTGCTTCTGTGGTTGGAAGCAATACTGTCGCCCAAGGAAGATGTTCTGTTTTTATATCTGCATCAAACGCACTATGATAATTTAATATTCTAACCTTCACTCTCCCTAATTGTAAAGGATCGTCTATACGATTTTCCACTACACCAAAAAACCAATGAAATTCTCCAGCAGCGGTTCTCTGTGCCATTATTCATCTCCTATAGAGTCTTTTATACCTCTAACTTTAGTCTTGTATTCTAATTGAGTTTGACCCATAACGTTTATTTGAATTGTATGGCAAACTTCTGTTGCCAAATATTTACCATTATATGATATATCAGGTTTATCAGACAATCCTTGTTGTATTGGTCTACCAAAATAAAATACATCTCCAGCTCTTATGACTGAATTTCCATTTAGTTTAATCAACAGAGATAATTGATTCAATTGCTCCATTGAACATAATCTAGGTAGAGTAATATCATCGTGCCCACCAATCTTGTCTTGAAATCCTTTATTTTTTTCGCAATCATAACAATATTCTGTTTTTTGAGCATATCTAGTCACATAAGAACTATTTAATGTTTTTTTAAATTCTTGATCATTACCATCAATTATTTTTTTATCTGATAAATGCGATTGAGAAGGGTAGATATTATCTAGCGAAAATGTACGCATATTATAAGTTTTATTTGTTATGTCGTATGTCATAATTTGAGAAGTATACATTCCGCCTATTGCATTTTTTACAGGAGATATTTCTGAAGACTCGCACCCTAATACAATATTTTTTAAATTACCAGAAACTTCATCAAAAGGCATCATGTGAACAAAACCAGTTTTAGAATTTGTTCCAAATTTAGATTGTTTTTTCATTAAGCTGCCCACGCTTATAAAATGATATTTTGCATCTGAATCTTGATAGAAAACATAATTATAATCATTTTTATTTCTAGCAGAAATTGCTTTATTTGTTAAAAAATGTATTAATTCAAATGGGCTTTTATATGTTGCTAAAAATTTATATTCACCTATTGTTTCTTCAATTTCAATATCTTGTATATTTAATTCTGTTGTTAATTTTTTAACTATTGTTGAAATTTTTCCTTCAAAGTGTCTGGATATTTCTTTTGTATTATTTGAAAAAAATTGTTCTGGCCCAAGATTTATAAAACAAGATTGTAATTGACCAACAGAAGGAGAATTGCCTATTTTATAGATATATAATTCTATTTTAATACTTTTTTCTGCTTGCATGTCTTTAGTTTTGCCAGCAAACTCAAAAGTTATTTTATCCTTTGCTCCTATTGCACCATGCTGTATTAATCTGTTTGATGGAATATCTGTTAACGTCATATCTGCAGTTAACATATGCGAAAACAAACTTTCATATACATTAATTTCTTTGACTAATGAAGTTATATCTATAGTCTTTCCTGAAGATGTATTTAATATAATTGGACTTATAAAGGCCGGTTGAATATATCTATTACTCATCTTCACCTATTCCTAGATTATTTAATTTAGAAAGTTCTGTTTTTAAAGAATCCATAAAAGAAAAAATATATTGTTGTTTTAGCAAAACGATTTGTTTTTTACTATCATTTAATTTATATTCATATTGTGAATTAGTTACTACTGCAGATTCGACAATTGGATTTGAGATGGAATTAATATAACCATGCAAATACGAAATTCCTCCTTGAGAAACTAATTGTCTTGCATTTATAATTTTGTTATTTATTTCAAATTTATTTAATCCTTGAGAACCTTCATAAACAACTCTATCTGGTTGTATTTGTTTTATAAGTATATCATCTTTATCATATAAGTTTACTGTGGACGGTAAACTATTAATTTTTGTATTTAAATTAAATTTATTTAAATCTCTGTCGTATGATAAAATTTTATAATTATTAATTTTTTTTACTTTAGAAAAACTAAAATTTATTTTTTCATCTGAAAAAAATACACTAGAATAATTATATTTACTAGAAACAAATTCATCCATTTTTGTGGCGTTTAATGGCCAATCAAATTCTCTATTAAACATTTCATTCACAAACAAAACAACCCAAGAGTATCCAGAATCTTTATACATTCTATATGAAATATTTTCTGGAGTATCCTCATCTTGGAGATAATAATTTTCTAAAAAAGTAGAATCTTTATATAAATTTATAGAATTAAACTTAATTAAAATATTACACAATTCTTTATCATTATAATTAATAGTTGGAAAATTATTAAAATACATTTATTTGAAGCCTTATTTTATAATGGATATAGATTTTTTATTAGGTTGCGGTTTAATAGTCCGGTTTCCTGTAGACTAATTGTTATACTTGTTGTTACTGGCCGTCCATCTTGGTGCGTATAAACATTACCTTCAGTATCATATTGAACTTGTAAACTTGTACAAGCGCAAGCAATTGTATTTACTAATATTTTATTACTTCCACCATACACCCTAACTTCAAATTCTGAAGGATAATTAAAAAATCCAGATACTTCAACTCCACCATCATTCATAAATGTTGGATAAGATGCTTCTCTGACATCTTTAACAAATTGACTGACCAATAATGCTTGTTTTGCATTTTTTGGTTTTAATGTCCATGAAAATTGAAATTGTCTGAGTGCAGGAGATTTATACATTAATTGGGTAACTGGATTTACACTTTTTCTTGCACCTACACTTAATGCATTTTCTGCTGCTCCTTTTTCTTCTGATAGCCCAACATTAGAAGCAAATTTATCTATAATTTTCATACCGAGTCCTCCAGCAGCACTAGCCAGCCCAGAAAGAGCACTAGATTCTCCTTTTAAGGAACTCAATGCATTTCCTAATATTGCCCCCAAATCAACATTGTTCCAAGTATTTTCAAAAGTATCGGAATACCCTTTAGGAATAGGCAGAATGTATTTTTTAGAAGTACCAGCAGCCTTAGTTGTATCGTATATAAACAAAAAAGTTCTACCAGATAAACTATTCGCTATGCTTATTCCATCTGCTCCGCTAATATCATTAATAGAATTACCAGATGACATTGATTCCATCAAATTCTCCTAAATAGAGGTATGTCTTACAAGGGCAAATATAAACCAATAAATCCACAAAAATATATAGGTGACATTGATAATATTATTTATAGATCTCTTTTAGAGAGAAGATTTATGTTGTTTTGTGACAAAACTCCTTCTGTTTTAAAATGGTCATCTGAAGAAATAATAGTTCCTTATTACTTTCATATTGATAAAAAAATGCATAAATACTTTGTAGATTTTGTTGTTCAAATGGAAGATAGAAATAGGCAAGTTAAAACGTATTTAATAGAAATTAAACCAGAAAAACAAACAAAACAACCAGAAAAAAAGAAAAAAACTGGTAGATACCTAAGAGAAGTATTTGAATGGGAAAAAAATAAAGCAAAATGGTCTTGTGCAAGAAAATACGCAGAAGATAAAAATTGGGAGTTTAAAATATTAACAGAATATGACATCTTCAAATCAAGAAAACCCAGACAATAAAATTGATATCAGAAAAGACAAAAATTTTAAAAAAAATTTCCCAGGCACTTTTATTGCATTTAAGCATGTAATACAAAATAAAAAAGTATTTTATGACGCTCTTCCTGTGGTTTTGGGTGTCAGGTTAATAGGTAATTATATATTTGGAATAAATTTAAAATTAATTCCATACAGAATACGATTAAAACTGTCAAAAGAATTTACAAATCAAAGTAATGTAGATGCCAGAACTAAAAAAATTATAATTAATAATCTAATTAGGGGTAAATTTGGTAAATTTTTAGCCGCAGCATTTCAGGTTTATTCTGCTAGAGATATAAAGGGGCAAATTGTTGTACTACAGAGTGAAGAAGCATTACAGCGTTCAACAGCATATAATTCTTTTAAAAATTTAACAGCAAGTAAACTAAATATAGTTATAATAGAAAAAATAAAAAGTATATCAAATCCTATGAATTACATTGTGGCTGTTATAAAAAATGCAGTAAAAAAGAAAAATAAGAGAAAATAAAATGACACAATTTAATCCAAACGGTTCGCCCTTTCCACCAGATATTCAACCATTGCCTTTTCCTAATAAAAATAAAAGCGCATATATTCCGCATCAGCCAAAACCAAAACCAGAGGCAAAACCTTTATCAACAAAACAAACTCCACTTTCCCCATCAAAATTTATATCTTCATTAAAAAAATGGGCAATTGTAAGATCAAATAGATTTATATTTGATTGTAAAAATGATCTAGGGGAAACTTTAGGAGAAGATCATGCAAGTGCTTGTGAAAATATAGAAATTCCAGAAGTGGCAATCAATACTTCAGAATTTCAAATTCATAATGCACCACCAATTTTAATTCCATATAGCAGATCTTTAGGTGATAATACATTTACTGCAACATTTAGAGAATATAATAATGGTTCTGGGCTTGGTCTGTATGGTTGGTTTAAATCTTGGGTTGAACGGGTTGTCTATACAGACATAGACACTAGAGAATATTCTGTTAATTATTATGACGACATTTTGGGTTCTGCGATTGTCAAAATATATGATATAGATGGGTCTTTATTAAAAGAAATAGGATTAAAAAAAATATACCCAACTTCCATCAAACTAAGTACATTTGATCACGCGGAAACTAACAATTATGTCAAAACAACAGTGAAGTTTTACTTTGAAGAAATTGATTATAAATTATAAAAATTCATAAATAATGTAAAGGAGATTATATAATGCCATTACCAACAATAAATACACCAACATATACAACTAAACTCATCTCAAGTGATAAAGAGATAACATTTCGCCCTTTCTTAGTTAAAGAAGAAAAGGTTCTTTTATTAGCAGTAGAGAGCAAAGACAAAAAGCAAATGTCTAGAGCAATAGAAACAATTTTGAAAAATTGTATTCAAACAAAAGGTGTAAATATTGAACAGTTGCCTGCATTTGATCTAGAATACATCTTCATGAAGATTCGCCAAAAATCTATGGGCGAAGAAATTCAAGTAAAAATTACTTGTCCAGAAACAAATAATAAATTTGATTACTCTTTAAATTTAGAAGAAATAAAAATAGAAAGAGATGAAAATTTTACAAATAAAATAGAAATAAACGATGAAGTTGGAATTCTAATGAAGTATCCAACATTCAATACCAGCCAATTAATAATGGAAGAAGAAAGTAACATTAAAAAAATATTTAAAATTATTATTAATTGTATTGATAGTATATACGACAAAACAACAACCTATAACCCCAAAGAGTATAGTGAAAAAGAATTAGTAGAATTTATTGAATCTTTACCACAAGGAGCATTTGAAAAAATTAATAAGTTTTACGAAAGTTTCCCAAAGATGGTTTATGAAAAAGAAATAACATCACCATTTACTAATAACCCAATGAAAGTGAGGTTGGATAGTTTCATGGATTTTTTCGGTTGAGTTTTTCGGATAATTCATTACACAACTATTACCAAACAACATTTTTAATGATGAAGGAGCATAACTTCACACTGAGCGAAATTGAAAATATGCTTCCTTGGGAAAAATTTATTTATGAGTCTTTAATTATAAAATATTTACAACAAAAACAAGAAGAGTATAATAAATTAAAGAAGAATAAATAAAGTGTTAAAGGCATTACAAAAAATAATTGGTGGTAAAAAAGAAACCACAGAAGAAGAAATTTTAAAAACATTAAATTCTGTTCTTTCTGCTGTTAATACTTTGAATAAATGGCAAAGTATGCATTTTCATGAATTAATGGATATGAATTATAAACGTCTGATTCCGATTGCACAAGCAATAGAAGAAATAAATGCACAATTAACTGCCGATAATATTGCAAAAGCAATTGCAGATAAATTAACAACAATAAATATTGAAAATAAAGACACAAAAACGGCATCTGGAGCGGAAGCACCAAGCGCAGAAGACAAAAAAGAAGCAGCAGTACGACAAACAGAAACCACAGAATTATTAAAAGAACAAAATAATTTTATACATGGTATACAAAAATCTATTACAGCAATAGATAAAAATTTAGATAAATTAGTAAAACATGCTCTCAGTAAAGCAGGTAGTGGATTGTTTTCTGGTGGTGCCGGTGGAGCAGGAAAAGGTGCTGGTGGTGCTACTGGAGGATTTCTTAAAGGTGTTGGAGAGGGATTGTCCGCTTTAGGCAAAGGGCTTGCTGGATTAGGTGCTGGAATTGGAAAGGCATTAGAGGGAATTTTAAGTGGATTGGCTAGAGGATTGTCTGCACTCAGTAATCCAAAATTACTCATAGGTGTGGCTGTCATGGCAGCGTTGGCAGGAGCATTATGGGTTTCTGCTCAAGGATTTCAAGCATTTGCAGATGTATCTTGGGAAGCAGTAATTAAAGGCACAGTAGCATTAGGAATTTTAACACTTGCGGCTATTGCTTTAGGCGCAGTTATGCAGAGCGGAATTGGTGCAGTTGCTATATTCTTGGGTGCTGCTGCTATTGCTGCTCTTGGTGCATCACTAATACCTGCTGCATATGCTGCAAACCTCGCTGCACCGTTATTTGAAAAAATGTCATTAGTTATTGAACAACTTGGAGAGGCAATTGTAAAAATAATTTCCGCAGGATTTAATGGTATAATTGCACTATTTGATAAATTATCACAAGTAGATGTTATAAAAATTGCACTAATAGGCCCAGCCCTTTATGCTATGGCTGTAGGATTAGCGGCACTCACTGGTGGATCATTGCTCAGTTCGTTTGGTGATTTTGTTGGAAGTTTATTTGGTGCAAAATCTCCAATTGAAAAATTACAAGAACTTGCGGCAACAGCACCTGGGGTTCAATTATTAGCAGTTTCTCTAGAAGCAGTTGCTAAAAATATTAGCACCTTTACTGCAAGCATGAAAGATTTAGATGTAGATAAGCTAGATCACTTGAGAGGATCTTTGCTATTCCTATTAGATGCATTAATACAAATAAATTCTGGAGATGCATTTGGAACTTTACAGAGCATGTTTGGTGTTAAATCTCCATTAGACAATATAAAAGAACTGAGCAAGACTGCAGAACCTATGAAAGTATTAGCAGATTCTGTAGGAACTTTAAATGAAAAACTTGCAGAACTTATTAATTCACTAGCAGAAGTTGATGTGGAAAATATTAATAAATTAGGGCCAGCTCTAAAGGGTGTGGGCGATGGATTTGATGCTATGGTTAAAGTAACAATACAATCTGATCTAGCAGAAACCTTCTTAGGGATAGATTCGCCATTTACCAAGATAGAAAAATTAGCAGGGCAAGGCCCAAGTATGCAACAACTTGCGGATGCAATAAGTCAAATAGATTTTTCTGGTCTTTCATTAGACGACAAAGATATACAAAATCTTGATGCAGTTATAGTCAAATTGAATGAATTAAATTTTGCTATGGCAGGAATGCAGTTTGCAAAATTAACAAATGCTGCGTCTTCTGTTTTAGGGAATATCTCCGATATAATTGGTCAAGATATAGGTAAAACGTTTGGATTACAATTACAGAGCTCAGATCAAAAATCACAAACAGCATCAAATACTACAAATGTTGTGCCAGTAAAAATTACAGAAATAGCATCTGACAGTGAAATGACTACAAAAATTACTTCTCTACTAAAAGAAAAAACAATAGAAGAAAAAATAGGAACTTCTGCTGCACCATCGATGATTTCAGCATCAACTGTAAATAATTTATCAAGCACTGGTGGCACAACTATAAATTCAACTTCTGTTAGCGAATCTCCAACAAATAACGAACCTTTACTGTTAAGTGCAGTTAAAGGTGATTTATCTGCAGTATAAAACAAAACCCCCAAGATCTATTTCTAGAATCTTGGGGGCAATGAACAAAAAGTTTGTTTTAATTACTCTTCGTTGGCTAGACGCTCAAAGTAAGATGCGGCATCTTCCTCTTCAGCATCATCCGAAGGAGCCTTCTTCTCTGCCATCTTTGGTGGCTTAGAAGTCTTAAACTTTGGTGCTTCGAATTGACTTTCGACTTCATCCATATCTTCAGCAGTCTTTGCTCCTACAGTTGACTCCTTAAGAACAGACTTCATCTTAGTTGAGAGTTCATCATAAGACTTAAACTCTGATGGTTGAATAAACTCTTGAAGCTTGTGCTGTTGCTTCCAGACGCCCTCTAGTTTGGCATCATCGCCTCCCATAAGGGGAGCAGCATTATCAAACTCACTCTTATCGTAATTTACATAACCTGCAACCTTACGAATCTTGAGTTTAAAATCTGCACCCTTCCAGAAGTCGAAAACGTTTACTGCTTCATCATCATCAAACTCTGGTTGCAGCTTCTCCATGATCTTATCGAAGATCTTCTTACCATACTTGAATAGGAAAACCTTACCCTCATTCTGAGGATTCTTTGGATCAGAAACAACTAGAACATTTGAGATGTAAGTGAGCTTACGCTTACGAGCACGAGCAACTTCCTTATCGTCGTCACTACCGCTGTTCCACAGTTCACTGTTTGCTTCACAAACAGGACACTTGCCTCCGATGGTAGTTGGGCAGTTCTCAATGAACCAGCCGCCCTTACCTTGGAAGCCGTGATTAAAAACACGAACCCAAGGTACATCCTCACCCTCAACAGGAGGAAGGAAACGAATTACGGCATAACCATTACTTGCTGAATCGAGTTCTGGCTTCCAGAATCGATCATCCTTATAACTCTCAGAGCCCTTAACTTGCTTCTCAAGGGCATCTTGAATCTTGCTAAAATCAGTAGACTTCTTCTTCATATCTTTGAATGACATTGTATTCTCCTTGTACGATATGTACGGTATGTGTATAGTATACGAAATGTAAACGCAGTGTCAAGTTAAAACTGTAACTTTGATGTTTTTGGTAAAAGATTTAAACTTTCACCTTCGGCTTTTAATTCTTGTATTATAGCCTTAGAAAGAAACTTTGCAATCATTTCTGGCTCAATTGAATATTTTTCACAAAGAAAAAGAATTGCATCCATATATGACATTTCTTTTGCTAAAACTAAAGATTGAATTTCATTTTGAATTTTTAAACTGTCTTCTTCTGGAATAATCATAATTATCTCCTGTATTGTATTTATTGTTTTTCATACTCTT